AGATCGTGTCTGGTCTCGTCTAACCAATTTGGACAACCTAATCCTCCATTTGCAGTTGTAGTACACAAAATCCGCATCTGTGGTCTAACTGTGTATGTCTTGAATGTCTCTTTTAATTTAGTTCTTACTGTTAATTTGCATTTATTCATAATAAGCCGTTCAATCACAACTCTCATCATTTTCTCATCACCACCTCGGCTAATCAATTTATAGTACTGATCCATTGCGGAGATGGCTCTATCATAGGGATCATTCATTGCTACTGTATGATGCTCACCGCATATGAGTCCTGCTAGGGCACGATTCAGAGCTCCTTTTGAATGCTCATGCTTGTATGTCACTCTTAAGAATTCACCTTGACCTTTTTTCGATATCAATATTTTATGTGACGCACCAGCAAAACCTGACATACCTAATAAATGTATCCACTTATATGCTGTCATTAAATCATCAACTTCAATGTATATATCATCACCATATTGATCACTGTATTTAATCCCATCACTACCGAACATGTCTTTATACATATTACCTATCATCTTAACATAAATTACATTAAGCAATGTGTTCGTTACAGCTGTCCCTCTAACTCCAGTGACTAGTGATCTTACAACTTGTGCTAACAACCCAGTTTTAGTGTCTTCCCATAATGACTTTGATACTGCTTTGGCTAACCACACTCCAACTAGTTGTAGATCTTTAATCACTACTTTATTGTCAGTCCTGCTCATCAAAGCGCTTGCCATACTCATCCACATGATTGCCTGCGTTTTCAACTCGTGCGTAATATTAAAATCACTGTAATCCCACATTAACGTATACACTTCATCACAACCAGAATTCTTAATCTTCTTCAAGTTATGTTCCCATTTATCCCAAGTACTACCATATGCGGTTGAAAGCTTTGTTCGCGCGTTACTTTCAAATGCTTCAGCCAAATAACTGCATATAAGATAATGTTTAATGTGAGCGTTCCATATAAATCTGTTCTTACCGCATTCGTATTTAATAGCATTTCTGGTGTGCAACACAGGAACTACATAAGTAAGTACATCAAGAATCTCGTCTAACTCGAGCATCTCTAACGCCAATCTCTTATTAGGTCTTATTATATATATGACCCCCTCATCATCTATATCTATCTTGAATCCTGGGGCTGAACCTGCTGCTACCCATATCAATCTTCGCTCCCAAAACTCAGCGAATGTCGGTATTGTTAAATGCTCTGGTAGCATGCTATCAATTGTCTCTGGGATCTCTTTCTCTAAACGTTGTTGCCACTGCTCTTCATTCTTTTTTAACTTACGTTTCCTATGCTCGTATCTGATCCATCCTTTAGTGGGCCCTGACCAAAGTCTCATTAGTATTTCTTCATCCGGTGCATACTTGTATAAATTGCTTCTATTAAACAACGAGTCCATATACATCAATGAACTTAAATCATCAATATTGAGCTCATTTCCTTCGAAGTCTATTTGCCAACCTCTAATTATGTTATGTATACTTTTACTCAAAGCTGTCGCTTGTAATAAATCGCAGCGCCCAATCTTGTAATTCAATACCATGTGCTGCCAAGTCGTTTTAACGCAATCGGTGTTTGCATTGCTTATTGCTAACATCCAACCACCTACTGCTGAATTGTGCCAATTGTTTCCTGTCATTATTAGATCACGCAACAGACTATGAACCATCACATTTTCTCGAACTCTTGGTATACACCATATTTGTTGAGCTGTTACATTCGTCTTTTTCCCAGCTTGACCGTGTGCTATAGGAAAAATCTCATCCAAATCTACTTCATCTAAATTTGGTGTGTTCAAGACGTATTGTAACCACTCATTTGTTGGTTCAATTGGCCATTTCGGTTCATAATACTTCGCATATTCGATACACATTGTACTCTGAGTCCCTGCTAATAATATCGCATTTGATTCGATTTCTAAGTGCTGTATTATTAATCCGGCTGCTATTTTAAGCTTATACTTCCAGTGTTTCTCATATTGTATTTTTAACTGGTGTATTAATTGCACCCCAATTGGTTTGGCAGCATGTAGCCCAAGCAGAGTGCAGTTTAAAAATCCTTTCCATCGAACTCACGTTCAATCTGACTCGTCTCATCTCTGAGCATTTGCTCACTCGTCTCCAAAAAACCCTCATTAGACATTCTCTCTTCCTCTTTAATAGCGTCAATGTCATTAGGTTCCACATGTTTACTTATCGACTTATTAGTTTTAGGCTCCGGTACATCTATTATCGTTTCCGTTTTCTCGTTCCTAACTTGCACGTCTATCTCATCTTTGTTATCCATGCTCATAGTTACATCTTTACCTTTATCATCTTTATTATCGCCTCCTTTCACACTTTTTTGTTGCCAATGCTGACCAATCAAATTTCCTTTCCTAGAAACTCCGCCACTTTGTAAAGGTGGGTAATCATCCACATTTATAATATGTGATTCTTTTTTAACTCCTTTAACCTCATTACCAAGCTTGCGTTGCTTCATTAACTTATGTTGGGCCATAATCTCTTTTTGTCGCTTACTCAGCTGATCAAGCTGTCTAGAGTTTGACCTAAATTCCTCATTCAACGCTGTTTTTTCATTCTGTTCTTCATTTGATTTTCCAATCCTCATCCCTTGATTGTATTTCTTTTTTGGTATTTCTAATTGCCTTTCATTATATTCCTTACTCTCCTCGTTGCGCTCATTGTTCCATCTTTC